GGCCGCTCCCAACGGACCTCCGAGCGCTGTTCCCAACATGGGCGCGAGCTTTGCCAACCACGGCTTGATGTCTCCCCAATCCATTCAGTCCTCCCTGAGTGTGTGAGCCCGGTGAGCGCCGGAATTTGGTCCGTTGCCTCCGTGTCCACTGTGATAGCGATCCATATGTCGCCAGAAGTCGTGCTTGAGTTCTTCGAAGCTCTCCTTGTCATGCTCCGCGTTCTGCTTGATCAGCAGGAGCGTGGCGTTGATCTCGTGCAGCTTCGCATCGATCTCTGTGAGACGAGCAGGAATGGACTTCTCATCACTCGCGCCTGACATGCGATTCCACATCTGCTGCAAGACCAGCATGGCAAGCCCGCCAAGAAGCCCAGTGGTGGTGGGATTGGTCAGCAGTTCACTCACTTGTCATCCTTCTTGGCCCGAGACTTGGCACCTTCCTCATGGATGGCCTGATGAATCTGATCCATGGTTGTGTTCTGCTGCTGAACTGCGGGAGTGATCTGTGCGAGCCAGGAGTCCAAGTGCTTGAGCACCTGCCACGCCTGGTAGGAGAGAACCAGAACCGCGATGGCGGCACTCATCACGAAGTAGCGGGCGAGCGCAGCGCACCAACCGCGGCCCAGATGATAGTGCTTCTTCTCGTGGGCGCCTAAGCGCGGACAGTGGTCTGTCGCGTGTCGATTCATCGCGGGAGTGCCAACGGGCGGGGTTATTTCATTCGATGACACGACGGCCTCTCTATCTTTGCTGCTGAAGTTTGCGCTGCTCAGCTTCTAGGATCTCTCCACGAAGCCAATCCAACATTCCGAGATTGCCGCCGCCACGCGCCAAGTATTCAAGCGCACCATCGAACGCGTCCACGTCATCATCGTTCTCTGCGTTGGGGAACGTCGCAAGATTGTCCACGAAGTCTGAGGCCCAGGCAGCTTTGGCCGGATACGCCACACGACCGGCTTCGAGCAGAGGCGTCACAGCGTAGGCTCGAGAAACTTTGTCCTTGTCCACCTTGATGGGATGCACAGGCAGAAGCGAATCACGCTGCAGTTCCTGGATCAATGACGCACCGCTCGCAGCGTCTTCGATCAGCAGCGTGTGAGGCATCCACTTCGCTGCGTGGGCGATCGCGGTCTGCTTCAGTTCTGGGAACTCGACCTTACCCTTCCAGCGATCTAGGATGTAGAACATGTTGTTGGCCTGCCCCATAGTGATGCAGACCGAGTAGTCGTTCGTGGTCTTGGTCTTGAATGCCGTGTCCCAGAACTGCACGACATGCGTGATGGCCAGCTCGTTGATGATGGCCTGGGGTTCTTCGTTCAGCGTCTCGTAGGTCTTCCACCACTCACGCTTGAAGATGCTGCCCTCTGCTGCGGCGGGGCGCTGCTGATAGAGCGAAGCCCACACGCGAGAGCCAACCGCGGTCTTGATGCGCTCAAGCTGCTCGAGAGAGTAGCGCTCGGGGTGCAGCGCTTCGCCTTCTTTGCGGAAGCGCTCATCCTTCTCGGCGATCGCAGGATACTCCACAATGCGCCACTGTTCTCCGTTCTCGGCTGCCTGCTTGAGGATGCGACCAGCCAAGTCATCCTCATGCCAGCGTGTGAGGATGACTAGAATCCCGCCGCCGGGCATGAGGCGCGTGTAGAAAGTGGACTGATACCATTCCCACACTTTGTCTCGATAGGTCTGGGAGTATGCTTGCTCCGCATCCTTGACAGGATCATCAATGACCCCGATATCCATGCCGCGACCAGTAATACCACCACCGACTCCTGAGCTCTTGTAGACACCGCGATGCCCGACCACTTCGAAGATGTCTGAGTTCCTAAGATACGATCCATCCGCAACCGTGCGAATGTTCTCGCCCCACAGAGTCGTATCGGGAAAAAGATCCTTGAATGCTTCGCTGTCGATGATGCGCTGCACGTCGCGGTTGTTGCTAGAGGCCAGCTCTGCGCCATAGCTCGTGGCGATAAAGCTGAGATCAGGATGCCTGCCCAGCGCATAAGCAGGGAAGCGCCGCGATGCGAGTTCAGTCTTGCCATGTCGTGGAGGAGCGAACAGCATCAGGCGCGGAGATTTCCTGGCGACCACATCAGCCAGGAAAACTTCCAACTCACGACAGATCTCTTGGTGCACCCAGCCCATCTCGTAGGTGTCATGCACGGTGGCTCGGACAAAGTGCTCAAAGCTGCGGCGCGCCCGCTCGTCCATCAGCTCGAGAAGTTCCAGCATCTCGCGACGCTTCTCCTGCTCTTGCGGTGTGCCGATGCGCTTATGGCCGCGCGGCGTGAGGACGGCCACTAGCTCATCCGCTTCTTCATCTCGGCCTCGATCTCAGCATCAGTCAACTTGCCGAAGCGACGAGAGAGGGCGGGAGAATCAGAATTGAGATTGACATTTTCCGTGGAGATGCGATCGCGATACTTCTGAGGCTTGCCGCCTTTCAAGAGAAACTGGATTAGAGCATCCGAGAAAGTCGTGACGGTGGCCACGCGCTGTCCCATGTAGAACACCGGCTCTTCGACTCCGTTGAATGCTCGGCGGTTGGCCTCATCTTCCAGGCCCTCGAGTCCACGCGCCTTGGCCTTCTCATAACGAACTGCGAACTCTTCGTCCCGCTCCAATCTCTCGTAGATGGCCATGCGGGAAATCTTGGTGAGTTCAGCGGCGCGAGAAGTATTCCCAGACTTAGACAGCTCCTCAAAGAATGCGTCCCACTGCTCCACGGGTTTCCCCTTCGTGGACGCTCCAGTGGGCTTGTCGGCTTTCTTTGAGACTCGAGGCATCGTGGTCAGGCTCCAACGCGCGATTATGCCATCACAGCATCGAGATGTAACCCAACAAACAGAAAATAATTGACTTCACATTATTGTGGGGGGAGAAAGCCGCGCCGCCGCTGCATCCAGGCGAGTTCCTAGATGGGGAGGAAGAAGAAAACTACGGAGTTCCAACAGAAAAGAGGCCATCTGAAGTTGAGTGTAAGTGTTGACAGAGGCGCTTGTTAAATGCTCTTCAACTACAACTACAGATTTTTAGAAAGAAATAAAGTTTTTCTTCTTTTATTAAATAAGATAACAAGTAGTGATGAGATGATAGATATTCGTGCTTTTACATATATTAGTTTGCAACGTGCGTGTAGTTGCCGAGTTCGTAGTCGAAGCCCCGCTAAACTGCGTCATTGCTGCATCTGAGACCAAACTTCACATTGAAAAATGAGGAGAAACAAGCTCCTTAGTGAAGTCGGTTGTCAGCACTTAGAAACCCAGTGCTCCGTTTTCAGCTCAGAAAATCCTGCATGGGTTACACGGACGAATCGCTGCCGTATTATTTTCGGTGGAGGTTTCATCATGCAAATTGTTCAGATCGCTCTCGCGAGTGAGGTCAAGCAGGCGCTCAATGAACTGAAAGATCGTGCCCGGGAGCTTCATGCCGAGGTGGAAGCAGACATTTTCCGGGAAATGCAGGAGGTCCAAATCAATGTTCCTTACAATCTTCCTCCTCCCATTCTCGGGCGGCCAAGGATCCTTAGACCCGAGATTCCCAGCGACCAAGTTGAGGCGATCAATGCTCTCATCACGAAGCATGGAGCGAACCATCCGCGGGTCGTCAAGATGCGGGCTGATGCGCTGGCCGCACTCGATGCCAAGGTCGAAGCCGATGCAGCGCAGCGAGCTGAGCGCAAAGTCCTCATGTCGCCTACCGCGAAAGCCAAGCGCATGAGAGAAGAAGTCACGCAGCGCAGGGCAAAGGTTCTGGACGAGAATCCTGTGCTCGCCAAGAAGCTCGGGGTAGTCACCAAGCTGCTGACCAATTCGAACATCGCCTCTGACGCGTTGGTGGTCGGGTGCGCCCATCTTCGCAATGATCTTGAGGCGCTGTTCAGCCCCAAGGGGTTTACAAAGAAGAAGGCGTCGAAGTAGTATTGCAGCAAGGCCGTCGGTGGAGCACGCTCCGCCCGGGCGATGGCTGGTGGTTGCTCCCGCTCAACCAGTCGCTCACCGACGGCCCCTTACGGGCACAAGCGGGAGAAGACATGGGAGAAGAGAATGGCAAGGATCAACGGTGCTGTCTCAACAAAGCCATTGGTGACCAAGGGGTCAGCGATTGCTAGCAAGCTCATAGAGGAGAAGCTGGCCACCTCGCTGCTGGATCCTGAGGACCGGAAGCGGCTTCAGATTGCAGAGGCAGACGACGCTGCCTCTGCAATCTGAAGCCGCTTCCGGTCCTCAGGATCCAGC